ACCATCTCTGTTCGTCATTATGTCTGAAGTCATCTGATTTTTTATACTTACCCATTACAAATGGAACAATGCCATCCACAGTAGCGTCCGTTTGATTGCTTTCCGTTGCGTCGCCAAGAGAGATAGCGTCATCTTCAATCATCATTCCTTGTTCATTTTCTGCCATATTAATATCCAAATGTTGTGTCAGCTATCGCCATACCATTAGGTCGGGAAGCATGAGGGTCATAATCAAATACACTAAAACGTGGTCTTGACATTATACCATATCTTAGTGCGTCATACAAGTGGTCTTCTGATAAAGTGTCAATATCTTCTGGATTCTTTTTGTCTAACGGAATGGACGGTAATTGAGCAACAATATTTGTGCAGTTATTAAAGAAAACCAAACGAGGTTCTTCGGTAAACTCGTCAACCTGCAGTCTTCTATGTATTTCATTTTTTCCTGCAACTCTTGATCCTTTACTTCTGTCTGACGGTCTCCAACGACACCCACGTACTATCATCTGCTCCGCAAGAGAAGGACCAGTATCCCCACGTTTATGCCAAAGACTACTATCCAGTACTCCATACCTAATTGTTCCATCACCTGCCTCTGCTTCCAGTACCATGTCAGCTAAATCTGTAGCCAGTACCTTTGATACATATAGTTCTCTGTATACCACCAGTTGCTCACTAGGGCTAACAGCAATCCAGACAACTGCAGACTTACTGCCATATCCATAGTCACATGCCCTGAACTTAACCCAGTTGTTAGGTATATCAAAAGGCTCAATGACATGTAGGTCACGATTGAACTCTGTAAACGCTGCTCCCTCTTTAATGTCCCAATCGCCCTCAAGGAGTTGTCTTCTCTGTTGTTCAGGAAGGGATAACAGCATCGCTTCATAGTCACCCTGCTCTGCCAAGTATGGATTGTCCATAAGTCTTGCAGGTATAAATTTACGCTTGAAGAGAGCCTTACCTGCTTTGCTATGTCCTTCAGGGTAGCGGAGTACTTGTCCTGTTTCAATGTCGGTTGCCTCAAAAGCTTTGTTGGGTACTACAGGGTCAATAAACATTTTTTTAACCCAACCATGCCCTCTACCCCCAGGGTTAGTAGTAGCCCTCATGTACACTGGCAAGTCGGCTGATGTACTTCTAAGTCGTGATCTCATGTAGTTCCAAGCAAAGGGTGTAGCCCACTGAGTAAGTTCGTCAAAACCAATCCAACTAAAGGCAAGACCCTGATACCTGAGTACGTCATCATCTCTGTCTAAGTAGGATAGCCACAATCGTGCTCCAGACGGTGCTACCCATTGCATTTTTCTTTCTGACCATTTTATCCCCTTCCATATCTTAGGATAAAGTTCCTGCGACTTAAATATAAGTTCTCTTAGTTCTTCCGTTGTATGCCGTAAAAGAAGCCCACTGAAGCTAGGGTGACCCATGTAACGTAGTGGGTCAGCTAACATTGCGTAACTCTTACCACCGCCTGCTGAACCGCCATACAGGACTTCTCGTTCTCCTGCTGCTAAGAAATCTGTCTGTGGACCTTTGTTAGGCTTAAATATAACATTACGTGATTCCTCTATAGGCTGTGCATCTAATTTAATTGGATGCTGTACTGTTTTCTTTTGCACCTGTTCTTTGGGTTTCGATTTCTTTCGCCTTGGCGATTGCCTTTTCCGCATACTCTGCCCACTTGCGGATGCTTCTAGCTTGGTTCTTACGCTGTCGCTCATTCGCTACCCTTTTCCTTAAACCTACGTGAGATATGTATCGTCCTGTCTGTGTTGTGAGCCAATTAGCTACCTCTCTGTACGAATACTGTTTTAAATAATCTCTTGCCATTTCAAGTTTATCTAATTCATTTTGAACTGGCTGTAGTAAGTCGGGGTCTTGTTCGTCTTGTACATATCCAAATGGAAGTGTACGTGCTATACGTGGAATGGAAGACCATGTTACCTCGTCCTTTATGTCCAAAGGTTGTGGTAGTTTCCACTGTCCTACACTTCTAGTCATCGTCTTCCTGCTTCTTAGGGGGCATAAGCATCACTCCACCAGATGACTCTACCTGTATCTTCTCTGTCTTAATCAAGCCAGTTCTATCTAGGAGTTCTTTTGCTGCTGCCATTTTATCTCTTATGCCTAGCTCTGTAGGGTCGTACAGACCACCTGCGAGTGCTACGGCTGCTCTGGGAGCATTACGTGCCATATATGTTTGTGTAGCGTCCATAATTTCATCTTTAAGGGCAGTTACAATGTCATTGATTGCTGTACCCTCAGAGTAACCTGCAAGTTTCTTAGCTTTACCTGCATCTCCATTTGCTTCCTCAAACAACACTTGCATAAACAGTTGTTGCTTTTCTGTAAGTTCTCTACTCATTATACTATATCCTTATTGACCTGTCAAGGCATTTATATTGTATTGTGTGGGGTTCTGATAATTGAGGTTTTACTTGTGACACAAATGCACCTACCATTGATATACATTCCTGTACTGTGTTCGCCTGATGATCTGGATTAAAATGCTTACAACTTACGGATTGATCCATAGGTGACATAAGACATATTGTGACAAAGGGTAAAAACATATCATACATTCTTACTTAGTTCAAAGTGTGGTCCATCTATAAATGGTCTACGTCCTTCTGCTCTACGAGTATCTATGTAGTCATTCATAGCTGCTTCCATTGTCATGTTACAAGTACGCAAATCATTAATATGCCAAGCTGCACCCCAACGTAAAGCTACGTCCTCAAGCTTTGCAGCTTCCATCATAGCGTCAGCAATGTCGTCATAGACATTGAGTTCCCATGATGCCCTCCCACCTATATATGCCATCAAGTCTACAGCTAACCCCTCTAGGTGCTTTGACTTCATGGTTTGTGATGCTCCTTTGGCTACCAGTGCTTCCTGCTCTTCTATTGTTCGCATTCCACAGATAACACCAAAGTCTATCTTAGTTAGGTCTATAGCTTTTTTGACTACACGTACCATGTCAGGATTGACACCGTCTAGTCTATCTAAGCTTCGTTGTGAGAGAGTAAATCCCATGTTGTATTTCCTTTATATTAAGTAGTAAAAAAATAAATGGGCATAATATTAAAAATAATCCAAATGCGTTTTTCTTATCGTTCCAAGTTATGTAGTCTATATATCCTAAATCATTTATAATTCCAGATAAAGGTATTATTAAAATTAAAGATGCAAACAAAGTTAGTGTTGTTTTGGTGGTAAGTTTTGTAATCGTTCTCTGTCTGCCTTTTCTTTGCATGGTATACACACACCGTTCATTTCTGTAAACTTTTTCTTGGCGTGTGAGTACACCTTAAATACCTCTATGGGTGTTTTGCATACAGGACAGTCAGCCATTACTTCATCTTTTTGTTAGCCATGCCACCGTACATCATCTTACTTTTTTTTGCCATGCCACCACCGTAGAACATACCTGTCTTACGCATATCGGACATACCGCCCTTGTTCATCATCATGCCAGTTGTAGGGTTAATTTTCTTTTCGTCCATCATTCCACCGACATTCATCTTCTTTTGGTCTTTTCGTTTTTTGCTGTAGTCATTCATCATTTTGTAATTCCCTTTTGTTTTTCATATGTCCTTAGTCCACCTAGACCCAACATACCCATGAGTACCGTCATTAAACTTCCCATATCAAATTCAGGTATAGGCGGTATATCTATTCCTGTAAGGGTTACTCCAAATAGTATTAGCGGTGACAGGATAAAGTGATACAGCAAGGCTATACCACATACCCACCCCACAAAGGGTCTCCAACCGCCCTTAAACAGGCTTCCAGAGGCAGCTTCCGCTTTGTTTATCTCTAGCTGAGCTAGTAACGCTTGTTGAGCGTGAGTGTCAGCCATAGTCGCTAACTGATGTGCAAGTTTAGCTTTCTCATCTGCATCAGGTATTACCTTATCTAGGATACCCGATACTGGACCTATGAGAGAAGCTATTATGCTCATTTCTTTTTCTTAGCCTTTACAGTGCCACCCTTATTAAAGTTATCAATATATTCCATACCGCCATTAACATACTGTCCTGCTAGTCTTACAAGACTTTTAGCAAGAGCCGATTTAGGATCTAAACCTTTATGAATTGTGCGTAATCGTTTTAAACCTCTTATGTCGGTTGCGTTCATATCTTTTTTTAAAGCTGCATCATATCTAGTCATGTCTAATCACCCACACTTACAGTCAGGGTTGTTACAGCCTTTGCCCTTAGAGGGTGTGCTAGTACCTGACAGATACCCTGCGACAATACCAACAATACCTGTGATGGACATCTGCAAGAGTTCTACTACATTAGCGTCCAATGCACCACCATGTTCATTTGCCATCATAAATTCATCAACTACAATAAGTCCTAAGAGACCCATCAAGCCTGTAGCAAGTATCATTACGATTAAAGGTTTAATTATGTCCATTACAAGTTCTCCCTAGTTTCAGTCTTAGCGGTTACGCTTACGGATGCTCTTGTACCATTAACATAGATACCAAACCATGCTGCACCTGCTCCTACTACAACAGATACAAACCCTGCCTGAGCATTATTGGGGTCTGTTAAATTCATAAACCAATTACATGTTTGATAAAACACTATCATATAGGACAGTATTAACATACGTGGCACTATTCTCCAAGCTGATAATTTTTCTGGTGTCATTTCTTGCCCCCTAAATAATTTACGGTACTACCTGTATCTAGCCGTCTTCTTAGCCACCTTCTTGGGTTGGGCAACATGTTGCTTGCCCTTGCTCTTACCCAATTTCTTAGCCTTACTGGTTGCTGCGTACTCAGAGGCAGATAAATTCTTGATAGCATTAGTAGGAAGATACCGTTCACCAGTTGCTTTTGGACCTTGCGTAGAGGGTTTACCACTCTTAGTTCTCCATTTTTGCTTGCCCCAATCTTTGAGACTTTTCTGAGACTTTGCAAGTGCCATCAGGACTTTTTAGCCTTTGCTTTTTTCTGTGCGGTCTTACTTAAATCCTTAAAGTGAAAGAGAGGCTTAGATGCTTTAGTCATCTTAGCTCCTGTCATAAGTTTACCGTCAGGGTGTTTATGCGTTTTACCCTTCCACTCTGTGCCGTCTTTTAAAAAATGTGGAACACCCTTCATTGTTTTCTCCTGTTGTATGACCCTGCGGTTACCTGTAGGTTACCTGATGAATTATTCCACACATTGCCGTCCTTGTGGTCTATGTGCTTGCCGTCACCCTTATGCACTAAGCCACCACGTTCCGCTTTGCGTCTGTTACGGTTGCGTATGACACGTTCCTTCTTCATGCGGTCAGATGAGTGATACTTTTGATATTCCCAGTTGGGCATACTACTTGTAACCCCCACCCTTGGCTTTGTACTGTTTGGCTACCATCTGGGCTTTACGTGCAGACCACTGCCCAGAGCTACCCCCCTTAGAACTTGCCTTGACCTTGGCAACTAAGTTCTTACGCATAGTAGGTTTCGTGTAATTGTTTGCCTTGTTGACTACCATTTATTGTATTCCGTACACCTTGTTATAAATTTCACTGCGTCCTATGCCTAAGTCCTGCAACTCTCTGTCACTAAATCCACGTAGTGCGTTCATTGCTGCTCTGTGTGCTCTTGCTTCCTGTGATCGTTTAAACCATTCCTTTAATATTTTAACCATTGTACTACCTCCTATGTTTTATGTACAAAGGTAGTTATATCATACTTCGTTAACAATCTCTACGGATAGTTTTGCATTTCCGTTATGCAATCGTAGACTTAGGCACTTCAACGAGTGAGGCAACAACATGCAATCTGTTTGCTGTAGCTGCTGTTACT